GGTCGTTCGATGAGTGATGAATTCTCCCGGTTGCCGGATACGGAATCGGGACCGTCGCGTAACTGCTATCTGATCACGCCGCACGCCACTGATCCCGTCCCGTTCGTTACCAAGGCGATCCGGGCGGACGACGCTGGCACGATCACGTTCCGCACGCTTGAAAGTAACGCTGACGTGACCCTGACTTTCGCCGCTGGTGAGATGATCCCGGTCCGTGTCACCCATGTGCGTGTCGCTGGCACGACGGTCACGAAGATTCACGGCCTAGCCTAATGTCCACCTCGTTCGGCCCGTCCTTCGGGCTCGGCGTGGTGCCGCCACGCTCGTTCAATCGTGAGTGGACGCCTTTCAGCCTTGGCTCGAAGCTCCTCTACTGGCTTGACGCGGAAGCCGCTGGCACCCTCACGCTCTCCGGCTCTCTCGTCAACGAATGGCGGGATCGCAAGGGAGCCAACGTGCCTCTTACCCAAGGAACCAGCGGCTTCAAGCCAAGCTATTCCGCGACGGCTCTGCAAGGGCGTCCCGCCGTGATCTTCGACGGCGCGGACGATTATCTGCAGTCCGGAAGCGTGGCCTCGTTCATCCCCTCCGGGACTTCTCCTATCGAGATGTGGTCTCTGGCCGAGGACACGGGCCTCGCGGTCAACACGACCAAGTGCATTGCTGCATTGTCGAGTGCATCGGCGACCCGCCGCGCCATCATCCGACGCAATACCGCGCCACACACCGCCGGTCTTATCGTCGGCAACGGAACGGGCGCGGCTCAGGCATACAGTGCGTCAGCCGTCAGCGATGGAATCAAGGCCTATCGCGCCATCTTCGCCAACAACGACCAGAAGCTCTTCGTCAACGACCTCACCACACCCGCATTGACCCTGACAGGTGTAATGCAGGCAAGCAGCAATCGCCTCGTGGTAGGAGCCCAATCGTCCGCTGCGTCTTTCTGGCAAGGCCCCATCAACACCATCCTTTTCACTGCACCGCTGTCGAATGAGGAAGCCGCTCATCTCATGAACTATATCAAGACCCGTGGAGGTATCGCCTAATGGCTCGTGATCTCGTAGTTTTCCCTGTAGGCAAGGAGGCGTCGGCTGACGACTACCTCGCTTTTTGCAACGCCAACAATCCCGATGTCGGGAGCGATTGGTATCCCAATGACCGCGTCGATGCTTACGGACAACGCGTCGTAGCCTATCTCGGGCCGACCGGCTTCGACTGGAACGGCGCTCCATATCCCGAGCCGAGCGGCGGTCCTGCTGCACGAGCGGACGGTGTTCTGTCGTCAACGGTCCTATGGCCGGACGAGGAATGAGCCTCGTTGTGTCGAGCGGAGTTATTTTCGCTTGACATTGAAGCGATTCGTGTTTATTCTGCCTGACATCTGGTGAGCCAAGGGCGCAGAACCCACACCCTCCGGGCTTTCACAAGATGAACCGTTAGGGGTCCGTCACCCAACGGCTCACCAGAACCAGTTTCGCCGAGGTCCTGCGTCCCCTCCTCTGTTGAGGACCTCGTGCTGTCCCCGGCTCGGTTTCGTCTCCTCCCTGTTGACCGAGCCGGGGACCCTCCCCTCACCAGCAAAGCGCTATGGCAAAGACCGAATTCTTCCACGCCGAACAGAAGCCCAAGGCGAAGACTCGCAAGAGTCGTTCGAAGGAAGAACTGACGAATTCGGACAGCCTCCTGACGCACCTCGATTATCGCGAGTGGCGCGACATCTGGCGGTCGGTCCGACACGCCATGCTCGGCGAGCCTGCGATCAAGCGCGAGGGCGTCCGCTACCTGCCGCGCCTCGAAGGCATGGACGACGACCAGTATAAGTCCTACCTCGACGGCGCTGTCTTCTTCAACATGACCTACCGCACGGTCACGGGCCTCACCGGCTCGATCTTCCGCCGTGCGCCACGCCTCCTCAAGGCCGGTCCCAAGCTGCAGAAGCTCTCCAAGCGCATCTCGAAAGAGGGCCTGTCGCTGGAACTGCTGACGAAGATCATCGCTCAGGAACAGCTTTCGGTGGGCCGCGTGGGTCTGCTGCTCGACAAGGTCGAGGACAAGCCGGGTGCGGAAACCGCCGAGCCTTACTTGGCGATGTATACCGCCGAGAACATTCTCGACTGGACCGAGACCGAGATCGACGGACGCACCGAGAAGGACTACATCCTCCTCCGCGAGTTCGTGACCGACCGTCGCATGGCAATCGTGCAGAACGGCAAGCGCGTCCCCAACCCGAACTACGGTGAGCTATACACCCAACTCCGGGCGCTGCGTCTCGTCTACGACGAAGAGATGCTCAAGTGGCAGTATCGGCAGGAAGTCTTCCAGCGCGACGGCGCGGACGCCGATGGCACCGAAGAGCCTACGATCATCGTTCCGAAGATTTACGGCAAGGCGTTCGAGCGCATCCCGTTCGAGATTTTCAACGCCACCACGCCGCTGACGCCAGTTGAGAAGCCGCCGGTCCTCGACATCCTGTGCATCAATTTCTCGCACTTCAAGTCCTACGCTCAGCTTGAGCAGGGCCGCTTCTACACCGCCAACCCGGTCTACTACGTCAAGGGCGCGGACGAGGAAGACGACTTCCACATCGGTCCGTCGATGGTGTGGGCACTCGGCACGAACGACGAAGCAGGCATCATCGAATACAACGGCGGCGGGCTCCGCAGCCTTGAGAACGCGCTCCTGCAGAAGGAGACGCAAGCTGCTGCTCTCGGCGGTCGCCTGATCGGTGACAGCGCCTCGGCAGGCCAGTCCGACAACCAGATCAAGCTCAAGGATCGCAACGAGCAGTCTTTGCTCCTCAACGTCACGACGGTCCTCAACGAGAACTTCACCAAGCTCCTCAAGCTGGCCGGTGAGTGGCTCAACGAGGAAGCAGCGAACGAGAACCTTGAGTTCCGCGTCAATCAGGACTTCCTCCTCAACAACTTCGCCGCCCGCGAATTCCGTGCGATCACCCTCATGTGGCAGGAAGGTCTTCTGCCCATCGACGTGATCTACGAGTTCTTCCTGCAGCACGAGGTCATTCCGGAATACGTCAGTCTGGAAACCTTCAAGAAGCTGCTCGAAGACGAGAAGCAGTTCATCAACAACCCCGATGTCATCGCGAAGCAGGAGGGCTTCCCTGACGCTGCTTCCAAGCAGTCGCAGGAACAGTTCGACACGCAACTCGAATTCGACGCCACACAGGCCGACAAGGAGCGGAAGTCGAAGGAGAAGGTCGCCAAGGAGCAGCCGAAGGTTCCTCCCGTCCCGGCACAGGCCCAACAGGCTAACACCAAGGACCCGAGGCAAGCGTGACCCGGCCCTTCGACGAGGATGAGGACGACGATGTCCTCTCCTCGGGCTTCCCTGACAATCTCTTCGACACATACGATGACGAGTCGCCGGTCGGTTACGAAGACCCGGAGGAACTTGATCGCCTGATCGAGGAGGAGCTTGGTAACTCCGCGAATCGCCGCAGACGGAAGAATCTGCGATCCTAGTGTTATTTTCACTTGACATCAAAGTCAACTTGAATTACACTTAGGGCCTCTTGCAGTGAACTCGATCTCAACTTGATCGTTCACCGCACCGCGAACCACGGTTCGCCTGAAATCCAGCGGAGGGTCCGCTGGTAGGTTTTCACAGAGTGAAGCCGTCCCTTTATCCTCGGTGAGGAAATCAAAGACATGCCTGCAATCACTTTTGAGTCCAAGGACGCCATCCCGGAAGGTCTGCGTGAATTCGCAACCGAAGGCGAAGGCGGCAAGTTCGTCGTCAAGGTAGCCCCTGAGGCCAAGCTCAACGAGTTCCGTGATCGGAACATCCAGCTTGCTCAGCAGGTCGAGACCATGACGCCGCTCATGGCTCGGATCAAGAACATCGCCGGGGAAGACCTCGACGGTTTCGAGAACCAGATCGCCGAACTCAAGAGCATCGAGCAGCGCGTCAAGGACGGCGAACTCAAGACCACCGACGACATCGAGCGTGCAGTTGCCGAGCGTGTCAAGGCCGTCAAGGACGGGTTCGAGCAGAACCAGAAGGCAGAGCGCGAAGCCCGCACCCGTGCGGAAGCTGACGCCGCTGCCCTCAAGGCGGCTCTGGACGCGACCAACATTCGCCACGCCATCACGGCGGCAGTCATCGCACCGAACTCGGGCGTCCGCACGGAAGCTCTCGGTGACATCCTCGAACGAGCCAACAAGCTCTTCAAGTGGGTCGATGGCAAGCCGGTTCCGATGAACGGCGAAAGCGTCGTCTACGGCAACTCGGGTGCGGACCCGATGACGCCGCAGGAATGGATCGTCAAGCTCCGCGATGAAGCCCCGTATTTCTTCCAAGGGAACGGCGGCGGCGGCGCGGCGGGCGGTTCGGCCAACAAGTTTGGCGTCTCGAAGGCGGACCTCGCCAAGATGACGCCCGAAGAAAAGCTCCGGCTCGCCAACGGCGGCTAACGCCACCAGCCAGCGACCGTCGCCCTCCCCGGCCTTTTGATCGCCTACCGGGGTTAGTTTAACCAACCTCTAGGCGGTCGTTGGTTTGTCAGTTTCAACACGGAGTCAATTACCAAAATGCTGACCCTTCACGAAGCCGCAAAGCAGTTCGATGGTGACATCAAGCGTCAGGCGATCATCGAAATGTTCGCTGGCTCCACCGAACTGAACGCGGTCCTCCCGTTCATGGACCTCCCCGGCGGTTCCTACAGCTACAATCAGGAAGCGAAGCTCCCGAGCGTTGGCTTCCGTGGCATCAATGAAGGCTACACGGCCAGCATCGGTGTCATCAACCCGATGACCGAGACGCTCAAGATCGCCGGTGGCGACCTCGATGTCGACAAGGCGCTGATCAAGATGCACGGCGCTGGCACCCGCTCGCGTCAGGAAGCGATGAAGGTCAAGGCGTTCGGCCAGACCATCACCGATGCCTTCATCAACGGCGACGCCTCGGACGGTGTCAGCTTCGACGGTCTGCGTCGTCGTGTCACCGGCTACCAGCTTCTCTCGCCGGACATGGACGACGAAGGTGTTTCGGGCGCGCTGTCGCTTGCCACCCTCGACGAAGCCATCGACCGCGTGCAGGGTGCAACCCACCTGATCATGGACGGTCGCCTCCGCAACCTCCTGTCGCGTGCGGCCAAGTCGAGCATTGGCGGCGATCTCTACTTCGGCAAGGACGACTTCGGTCGCCGGATCGCTTTCTACAACGATCTGCCGATCCTGATCACCGGTGAAAACGCCGAGGGCGAACGCATCATCGACTTCAACGAAGTCGGTCCGGACGCCACCGCGAACACCACGTCGCTCTACGTCGCTGCCTTCGGCGACGGCAAGCTCAAGATGCTGCAGAACGGCATCATGGAAGTCACCGACCTCGGCGAGGTGGACGACAAGCCCGTCCTCCGCACCCGCGTCGAATGGCTGGTAGGCATGGCCGTCGAGCATGGCAAGGCGGTCTCGCGCATCGCGGGCATCACCAAGGCCCCGGTGGTCGCCTAATCGGATCGGGAGGGCTTCGGCCCTCCCCTTTCGGCAGCACCTCTCTCGCATAGGAAAGAAAATCCGACCATGGCAAAGATGAACACCTCGCATCGTTACATTTACGATGCTGCCCCCGCGACGCTCTTCCGCGCTCGCACCGCCGCAGCCGTCACCGCCGATGGCAACTCGACCGAAGTCGTCCTCGACGAAGTCAAGGGCTACTGGAACACCGCTGGTGAACTC